CAGTACGTAAGTGATCTACATTTACCAAACAGATATTACAGCGTCGCTTCATGATTCAATCCAGATGTTACCGTCTTCTTTACAAGAGATAGTCCAGGTGTTTGCATACCAGTCCTTGAGGAACTCTTCTGGGGCAGGGTGTCCATCTGTACCAAAGAGATCCATAACAGTGACTCTTATCACATGACAGTTAGTTCTCCAGACTAACTTAAGTCCTTCTTTCTTAAGAGAAGAATAGGAGTCATGAGGATGGGAAAGTAATTGGACTTGAATGTCAAACTTACTTCCGTGCTCTGTTTCCACAGGCTTCGGATCAGTGAGGAATTTTACTTCGCACTCCTGACCTTTTTCTAAACCACGCATTAAGGACGGGGTCCCTAAGCTATACTTCCTTTCTGAGTTGTCGCTCATGTTAGCTTAACTTACGGACTATTATTAAAAGATAACTTCTGCTAGTGCTAAAGAGTTATATAATAGTAGTTGCTTTAATCTTTATGCCAGTGGGTCTATATACTCGCAAAGGAAAGAATGGTCGGACCATGTATTTTCGGGATGGGAAACTTATCTCGAAGAAATCATACCAGGCTTCGCGAAGTCGTCGCTCTGCGAAGAGACCATCAACCAGGCGGGGCAAACGTACCACTGGCAATAGACCAAGGAGAAATCGAAACATGGCAAGATATCGAAGACCAGCAGTTCCCCATCCAAGTATTACGGGGATGGCTTCTGGATTAGCAGTCGCTACCTATCTAAACAAAGGTACAACCGGTAAAGGTGGACAGGGAACAGGCGTTCTAAAAAATATAATGGATAGTAAGTATAGTAGTGCGTTAGATCAAGTAGCAAGCAACGCAATGAATCTAGCAACCTCCGAGGGAGGCAGGAAAGTATTGACAGGTGCAATCGCTTTAGCTGCAGTCGGTGGTGTCGTAAGAAAGTGGTTCCCAACACTTAAACTGGGAGGAAACAAACTTTATTTTAAAGTTTAAGGAGAAAAAAACATGAGCATCGTAATTAGTAGAAGCGAAACACAGCTTAGCGCCACGACTTCATTCCAGGCAATGGATAATTTGGGAGCGTCTAGCGTTTCCAGTTCATTCGTTATACCCTCGAATGTGAGTTCAGTAAAACAGATCACAATAGCAGTAGCTTGTGATAACTCAGAAGAATTTGTACCACTAGTACAGTTGTCTGGAAATTCCATGAGAGATGGAAGTGCGGTATTCGCAGGACAGGGACTTAGTGGATTCACAACCTCTACAGGTGCCGCCAGTAACAGCATAACATATGATACTGACCTCTCTGTAGTTTCTGGAAATTCTATGGAAATAGGATTAGCTGTAACAGACGCCGCCACGATTTCGGCTGTAGTGACTATTCAGCTAGAATAATTTTATGGCCCGTAAGTCTATAGCACCCTGGTCCGAAAGGGTATCAGAGGGATTAATAGACCAACCAATAGACAGTCAAATTTCAGCTAGTCAAACATTAAGGGCCACTGTAGATACTGGATTCATAGATCAGACTGGAACCTGGAAAGGTATAGTTTCAAGTGATACAATATTCGGTATCACCCAGACCGACGTAGGAGTAGCCAATGGTGCAACAATTCTAACCCCTAGCAAAAATGCAGACGGTACGTGGCCCCTGGATATGACAGGATTCACAGATTTAATATTTGCTATTAAACCCACTACTGGGGGAAACGTAGCAACTACAGCAGTTATGGCACCTGGTGATTTATCTTTTGGTGGATTGACTCCTGTTAATGCTGCCGCTTCGCTTAGAGGTTCCATTAATGCTTTATCATCTGATGAGGCTATATCGAATGTACTGTTAGATGGTAACGAGAATCTAACGGCAGATGTTTGGAATATATTTTATATTGGCGATAGGGTGAAAAACCAAAAGCTATTGCAATTTAAAATCACTAATAACAGTGGTGGATCATCTGATATTGAAACTGCATTTATGAGAATAATATAATGAGCGACAACAATGAGTACCATAATTAATATTGACTTGCCAGAATGGATTCAGGATAAAGCCTGGATAGAACGTCTCCTGGTTCGTTTAGTTATTGTTTACCTGGTTGGCACTGAACAGGGAATGATATGAAAAAGGATGATATTCCCTGGGACGTTATTATTCCTGAATTGGTTAAAGTAGCTACCCCGTTCATCCAGGCGGTTGCCTGGATAGGATTAACTAAAGTAGATCCTAAAATTAACGCAATGAATAATTTAATTGCGATTGGTGAAATAATTCCTGCCGTTGATTTAGGATTGCCTAAAGGGGTTGTTCTGGGTGCATTATACGATAAGACTGGGGATGCATTAGAGATGCTTAACCAAATTGCTCAGGCACTCGGAGACTTGCCAGGTGAACTAAAGGATTTTATTCAAGAACAAACGGACCTAGCTAAAGAGGAAATTGAAAAGTTTACCAAACCCATAGAGGAAGCAAAAGAACCAGCTTGGTGGGTACAAGGCATTTATGATATATTTGGAGCGGGAGTAGAACCTGGTAAACAATGAGCGACGAACTATTCGCACTTGTCTGGCTTTTGAGCTTTGGACTTTACTTGGGAATCTATACTTATTGGATTCCGCTAAGAACTCAGAAAAAAATTGAAGATTGGTTAATGTCAGATGAGTCAGACGAAACTCTGTTAGCTTCCCTGGAAGTCATCACCACTAAGATTAGGGAACAGCTCCTGGTTGACTTCGAGGAGTTTATGCTTCCTCAAGCTCGAGATAGTTTTAAAAATTTTTGGAACGGTGCTATGGGGAACGCTGCCCAGGAACTTGGCAAGTCTGAGGAAGGTTCGCAACTCTCGATTATGCATAACATGGCCTCGGAACTAAAGGATCAACCCTGGTATATTCAAGCCGCCGCTAGCAAATTACTGCCAGTGATCACTAAAGCAGCAGAGAACCAGGACAACGCCACTGTTACGCCATTGAAAGGCTTGGGATTGCGCAAATAACGCCATTGGAGCGCCTTTCAACGCCCCAAACTCGCCTTTTATACCCATTGCTACCCCACCAACTCCTCTAGTCCTCTACTTGCCTTTAACGGAAATTGGTTGTAAAGCAGTACCACAATTAAAACAAAAGGCCCCAAAAACTTGGAGTTTTTTGCAAGGTTTACACCACATTATAGATTCTTGATAACCTTTTGGCAATCGTAACAGATTGTTAAGTTCTCATTGTATCTATCAGTACGTAAGTGATCTACATTTACCAAACAGATATTACAGCGTCGCTTCATGATTCAATCCAGATGTTACCGTCTTCTTTACAAGAGATAGTCCAGGTGTTTGCATACCAGTCCTTGAGGAACTCTTCTGGGGCAGGGTGTCC